GATCGTAGATCTCGGGCACTTCCTGGGCGAAGAGCTTCTTCATGAATTCGGGATGGGCGCGGCTGAGGAAGATCTGCGGCCCGCGGTTCTGCCGCTCGACCTTCATGATCCAGGCGCGAACGCGCTCGCCGACGCGGGCGGCTTCGCGCGGGATCTGCTGGTCGCGGCGGATCACGCCCTCGGCGCGGCCGAGGTTGACGATGACATGGCCGAATTCGACCGACTTGATCACGCCGGTGATGATCTCGCCGGCGCGGTCCTTGAATTCCTCATACTGGCGCTCGCGCTCGGCATCGCGGACCTTCTGGAAGATCACCTGCTTGGCCGATTGCGCGTCGATCCGCCCCAGATCCACCGGCGGCAGCGGGTCGACGATGAAATCGCCGAGCTTGGCGTCCTTCTGCAGCTTGCCGGCCTGAACCAGATCGACCTGCTTGAAATAGTCCTCGACCACCTCGACCACTTCGACGACGCGCCACAGGCGCAGGTCGCCGGTGCGCGGATCGAGCTTGGCGCGGATGTCGTTCTCGGCGCCGTAGCGGTTGCGCGCGCTCTTCTGGATCGCCTCTTCCATCGCCTCGATGACGATGGCCTTGTCGATCATCTTCTCGGTCGCGACCGAGGTGGCGATCGCGAGCAGTTCGGCGCGGTTGGCGGAAATCGCACTGGCCATGGGTCAGTTGTCCTCGATGTCTTCGAATTCGGCACCGCTCGTATCGAGCGGGCGACTGGCGGCAATCAGCCTGTCGGTGAGGACAAGCTTGGCGGAATTTACATGGGCGAGCGGAATGCGCAGATCGCCCGATTTGCGATCGGTGAAGAGGAGGTCATCGCCGTCCACTCCGGTCAGATCGCCCTGCAGTTGCTTGCGGTTGCCGTCGACCGGAACCGAAAGCTGCAGCCGCGCCTCATGCCCGGCCCAGGTCGTATAGTCCTGCAGGCGGGTCAGCGGCCGGTCGATGCCGGGCGAGGAGACTTCGAGGCGATAGGCCTCATGAAGCAGCACTTCGCCGGCGTCTTCGAGCGCATCGATCCGATCGGAGATGCGGTGCGAGAGCGCGGCGCATTGATCGAGCACCAGCTGGCCGGTGGCGGGATCCTCGGCCATGATCTGGAGCGTATGCTCCTCGTCACCGACCTCGGACTTGCCGAACAGCCGCACACGCACGAGTTCGAAGCCGAGGGCCTTGACCTCGGGCTCGATGATCTGGGTGATGCGGGCGATATCGGCCATGACTTACGTGCGATGCTCCAGAGCCGCCAAGCCAAACCCCGTCGCGCCGGCCCCTCGCGGCGCCAGCCCTCCGTTGCAGTGACAATGTCGGGATGAAGGGGACTTAGGCGCATCGGCGGGAAATTGCAAGCGCTGGATGGAAGGCTTTCGATGCGATCCGAGGCGCGCCGGCAAGCAGACAGCGGCAGGGCGGATTTCGAAAGATGGATGCCCCGCGAGGATTGGGATATCATCGATAAACGCCTGTTTTATCGTCTATTTTATCGTTCACGTTTTGTTTGATGCCCCGTTTTCGTGCCCCTTCCGGCGCCCCTTCAAAGCGAGTCCGGACATCACGTTTCGGCTAGTGTTGCCTCGATCCAGGCGGTGACATCGGCTTCTGGCCAAGCCACGCGGCCGCCACCGATCGGACGGCCGGGGGGGAAGCTGCCGTCAGCAATTCGACGGTAGATCGTCGCGCGATGGAGCGAGGTTTCACGGACAACGTCGCTCATCTTCAGCAAGCGGCCGGGCGCGCGAGGCTGGCCAGATGGGTTCATGTCGGACACGGGTCATGCTCTCCCAGCGATATTGCCTCGGCGGCGTTGACGGATGGCTCGAATTTGCCGACCTCGTTCCCCCAGGCTTCCCAACCCGGCTGGCGCTGGCGCGCGAAGAGTTCGGCGAAGCGGATGGCGCGCGGCGCGAGGCGGCGGCAGAAGTCGTATTGATCGTCGGGCTTGCGGCTATGGCCGCGGGCCTCGGCATCGATCACCGTCAGATCCTCGGTCTCGATGATGTTGCGGACGTTGTTCGCTGTGAGCGGGCTGCCTAGCGTGCCGATCAGGAAAGGCTCGCTTGCGCTGCGCAGGACATAGCCAGTGCCGAAGGCGGTCTTCCCGTGCTTCGTTCGCTTGTGCCAGGCGCCGCCGGTGACGTAGCGGAAGCCCCATTGTTGCATGAGCGTCAGGGATCGCTGTAGCGTCGGCCAGCATGCCCAGAGCATGAGAATGGCATCGCCGCGGCCGAGCTGCGCGACATCGAGCTCGGCGAGCTCGTCCCAGGACATCGTCGCATATTGCGCCTGGGGACTCTTGCCGGCGCCGGCGGCCGAATAGGTTTCGAAGCGCGTGGCCGGATCGGCGATGATGACGTCGTAAGACAGCGGGCATAGAGGGTCGAAGCGCCAGGTCATGTGCCGCGACCAGAATAATCCGGCAGCAGCGGCTGCAGCTTTCCCGTTTCATATGCCCGCGCGATCATCGGCCGCGCTTCCTCGCTGACCGTTCGGCCGCCTGGCAGAACGATGTTCGCCATGAACTCGTCCTCGAAAATGCTGATGCCGCTTTCGACAGCCTCGAGCTTCGCCTTGATTACCAGCGCCAGGGCACGCCAGCGTTGTCGGCACGCCTGCTCCCATTCCTTGAGCGCGGCCTCGGGGGGACGAGGGCCCTTGCTATGGTGAGTGAAACGGCGCTCTTCCTTAGCCGGCATCGGCAGAACGAACCGCACCTGACGCTCCTTCATGGCGAAGGCGATCACCGCGCGATCGGCGGACCAGCCCGACATGAACTGGGCGGCGCCGTAGCGCTCAACGATGCGCTCGATCTCTGCCTTGCTGGAAGAGACGGAGACGGAAGTATCGGCGGCGTAGCGCGTCATGCCGGCACCTCGCCGCCGATCGTCTGGCCGCGCGAGAAATCACCGTAGGCGACGGTGCGAGGGCCGACGGACTTGCCGGACGCCCATTGCAGCCGGCCGGCAGAGTCACGCATGATGAACTCTCCGGCCCGCACCCGCGCGAGATAGCGCGCTGCGGTCTTGCGCAGCGTTTGCGAGACGGAGTGGGTCATTCGCTACCCCCCCCCCGCGACTGGCTGGTCTGCCGGCGCCGCAGCGCCGAAGCTGAGCAACGGGTGGACCCAGGCGGCGGTATCGCCGCGGTGGGCGGCCGCGCATTCCATCGACTCGGTGAAGAGCGCCGATGTGGCGCGGGACAGGGTACTGCTGTCGAGCTTGGCCCAGTTCCGAAACACTTCCGGGTCGACGTAGGGCTCGGCGATCGCGAGGCGGCCGTTCTTGGGAAACATCGCCATGAATTCGGGGGTCGGCTGCCAGAGGCTGCGCAAGTGCGCGTCGTGCCCGCCGGCCATGGCGGCGAGCCCGTCGTGGATCGGAATGCGGAAGCCGGGGACATTCGCAGAGCGGAGCAACGCCAGCCCGGCGCAAACGGCGCCAGCGAAAGACTTGAGGCGCCGATCGGCGGCAACGAACTCCGCGAAGGCGGCGATCGGGTCCTTCAATCCGATGAAGGGCTGCTTCCGGATGCTTTCGATCAGCGAGGTCCAGATCGCGTGCGCCGTGTTGGCATCGAGGTGCGAGACCGCCACGTCGGGAGTGCGCATATCCTCGGCCGATTGCCAGGAAGACGTCAGATCGCGCACGCCGATCGTCCTGGGCGTATCGCGGTCGGTGCCCTTGTCGTTCAACTCCATGCGGAGCTGCGCCCAGATGAAGTAATCCGCTCCGAGCGAGCCGCCTTGAGCCGCGTCGTCGACGAGCAGCGCACGCAGCATCTCGGTTCGCAGCGAGCGCACGACCTGGACGCCGTCGGCGGTGAGACCATGCTCTTCGCGCAACGCGGCGCGGGCCTGCTGGGCATCGCCGCTGTAGCGATCGGCGAAGCCGAGATCCTGACGCACCGTGGCCTTCGGCGGCTCGGACCCGTTGGCCTGTCGCTCGGCCTCGGCCTTGGCCTTGCGGCTGGCCCACCACCAGCGAACCTGCGGCTGGCCATCATCGTCGACAGCGATCGTTGCGGCGACGTCGCCGGCGGGCAGCAGGATCTTGCGCCCTTCCTTTCCGGGGTGGATCTCGATCGACGTATCGACGCCACCGACATAGCGCGGCGGCTCGGCGAGAAAGCGCAGCTCGGGCCGGCCTGCGCGGGCGCGATAGAGATCGCGCGCGGCGCCAAGCTTCTTTTCCGATAAGCGGCGCAGCAATTCCTCGTTCGCGACCCGGACGCCGGTGAGCTCCGGCCCCTGATGGAAGAGATCCCGATCTAGAGTGCCGCCGGCCGCCAAGTAGGCTTCCTCGCCGACATAGCGGAGCAACCGCAGCGCCTCGCGATCGCCGATTTTCAGCCAGGACCGAACCGCGCTTGGCGTCCGGTTCCATTCTTGGGCCTGCTGCCAAAAGCGGAAGGCCGCGCGCTGGAGATCCTGGTCCTCGGTAGCGGCGTAGGCCTCTGCCATGTCGATGCCGATTTCGCCGCGGGCGTAAACTTGGAAGATTTCGGGCGCGAGCGCGGCCAAGCGCAGCTGCTGCCGCACCCAGGTCAGTCGCTGGCCGCAGCGCGCCGCGATCTCCTCCGGTGTGGCGCCTTGCTCGTGCGCCTGGCGCACGGCGGCATGAACCTCATAGGAGCGCAGATCGCGGCGAAGTAGGTTCTCCGACAGCGATAGCTCGGTGATCTCGCTCTCGTTGAGGTCGCCGATGACCCGCACCAGGACTGGCCAATCGGATGGCAGGTCGCCTCGATCGACCAAGCGCCGTATCGCCCGTAGGCGCCGGCCGCCGGCGAGCACTCCCCAAGGCGCCGCGCCATCAGCGCTGAGGGGGTGAACCAACAGCGGGTTGAACAGGCCCGTCTTCAGGATCGAGGCTTCGAGGGCGTCGGTCGCCTCTGTGTCCTCCTGGTTGGTCCGGACGTTCAGCGGCGAAACGCAAAGGTCGGCGAGGGTGAATACCTTCGGGAGCTTCGGGAGCTTCGGGAGCTTCGGCTGCGCGGGCGCAGCGCGCAGCAAGGCGGCAGATCTACGCATGAGAGCACCTTTCCAAGATCGCGGTTGAAGCGAGGTGAGGCATGTTCGCCACGCGCAGCAGCACGTCGGCATGGCACCAAGGCGAGGTCGTCGGGCACCAGCACTGCAGGTCTTTGCCGCGTAGCTTCGGCAGCTTCTCGATGAGCTGTTTGCGCCACCGATTGAGAGTGAGAATTTCAGCGTCGCTGAAGCGGGCAGCCCGAAGCACGCGGGGCGAGCAGTCGCCTCGAATCCATGCGGCGTACAGGATTATGCTGCGAGCATGACCAATACCCTGCCGGCCTGAGAATGGGTTCGACCACCGGGTCGGTCGGCCGACGTAAACCGCACCGGCCGGCGTCGTCCGATTACGCTTGCGGGTGCGATGCAACCGCTGCGGTAAAGCCGATTTGGTCGCCGCGAAGCGGCCTTTGATCGGCTGGGCAAAGCCCAGCCGATCCGAAGCGCCGATCATGATAGGGCCAGCTCGCGCAAGGCGTCGCGACGAGCAGCGAGATCCACTGCCAGCGAAAAGCCTTCATGCGGCCCGATCAGGATCGCCTGGCGTAGGCCCTCGACCATAAGCGGGTAGATCTGATCACGGGCCCGAGCGGCCAGATCGGCCCGAGCGGCCCGAGCGGCCAGATCGGCCAGATCGGCCCGAGCGGCCCGAGCGGCCAGAGCGGCCCGAGCGGCCAGAACGGCCAGATCGGCCCGAGCGGCCAGATCGGCCAGAGCAATATTCTGGAGCTCGGCGTCGCTTCGCGCCGCCTCGCATTGCGATGCCAAGGCATCGAGGACGGGATGACGATAGGCGCGCAGCCACACCGGCACGATCTTGTTGATCGTCCACATGGCGAGGAATTTGGCGCGGTTCAGTTCATCCTGCGGGGAACCGCGAGTGCCGGCGATCATCGGGATCAGGGGCTTCAGCAATCGATCCCGGATTTCGTCGTCCATATTGTCGTTAAGCGAGATCCCGAAGCTGCCAAGGATCGGGCAGGCGCAATGCGGCTTGTCGCTGTGGCCCTCGCCGGCGAACCAGGCCGTCATCTCCATGAAGCACATGCCGTCTTGCGGCGTCTTGTGGGCGCCCTTGGAGAGGCGCACCTCCGGGATCTGAGCGAAATCAAACGGCTTGTTCATGAGCATTACCTTTCGGTGTGCCGGAAGCCGCCGGCGCGGATGAGATTGAAGGATGAGTCGGTCGCTGGTGGCGACAGCCGATGTCGCCGCGCGTGCCGCACAGAAAGCAGGGGTCTCGGGAGACCGGCGCTGGGTGGGTTTCCACCCTCGGCGTCTTGGCCACGACGATCCGCGCGGGAGCGCGCGGGCTCGCCTGGAAATTGTTCGCCGGCGGGGCGGGTACGGCATCGCCGGCCAGGAGAGCCCGCACCCGGGCGATGGTGTGCGGCTTTGGGCGAAGCGCCTGCCGGGTCTGGCTCAGCCAGCGCTCGGGCGATGGCGAAAGCTGCAACGCAAGGTCGCGCACGGGGACGCCGGATGCCCAGGCACGATCCCGCAGAGCTTTGACGAGATCTTCGCCGGTGGACTGATCCGAGAGGGTGCCCCGGGTCATTGCAGCCGCTCGTATAGGCGGATCTGGAAGGGGTGGGGCGGGTTGCTCTTGCGCCAGTCGCAGCCGGACATGCCGGCGGCTGGCCAGCCGAGCGGCTCGGTCACGGCGGAGTCGTAGCCGTTGTGGAGTTTGACCCGGACGCGGTAGATCTTGCCTTCGGCGCGGCCGTCGCAGTCGGACGGCAGGCGACCGGGGTTCTGGGACAGGCGCTCACCCATGGGGTAGCGCTCCGAAATGGACGAGCACCCAATGGATCAGGGCAACCAGGAGGATGCCGGCGAGCAGCAACTCGACTGTGGTGAACTGCAGCTTCACGGCACGAACTCGATCGGCTCGAAGTCTGCGGGGCGGCCGGCGGTACCCGGGAATACCCAGCGCTCGTTGCGCCAGGCCAGCACGCCGCAGATGGTGCCGTCGCTCGCGAGGTGCGGACCGCCGCTATGCGCGCGATCGTCCAGCGGTACAAAGCCGAGCAGCGCGCGGCGCTTGGGCGTCAAGGGCGCCGGCGCCCCGCGGCGCCGGCGCCGGCGGCTGGAGAGCGGCCGGTCCATCAGCCCAGCCCCAGCGCCGCCTTATAGAGGTCGAGGATCGCCTCCATTTCCTTGCGGTCGTCGGGCGGCATTTTCCGCAGCCGGAAGATCTGGCGCATGATCTTCGGGTCGTATCCGACCGCCTTGCCCTCTAGGTAGACATCGCTGATGTCGTCGCTCATGCCCTTCTTCTCTTCCTCGAGGCGCTCGATGCGCTCGATCAGTTGGCGCAGGCGGTCGTCGGTTTCTTCGGCCATGGCAGGATCCTTCAGGCGGGCGGGTTCGGCTGGCGGCCGGTGAGGACGCGCCAGACGGTTTCGAGGGTGATGAAGACGAGGAGCATCGCGACGTGCGCGACGGTGCCGAGTGCGCCAATCCAGGCGCGGATGGGCGCGCCGCGGCTCACGAACTGGCACCCAGGGTGATCTCGGCGGAAGTGATCGGGAGCCCCATCGACTTTCCGTATTCGTGCGTCCGCTCGAAAATGTTCCGCATCAGGCTGGCCGAAAGCTGGCTCCCGATCTCCATTGCAGCCAAGCCGGTTAGACCATCGCCAGCGGCGGTAATGACCGTGGTGAAAGCCTCTTGGGCGCGGTCGGCCGCTTGGCACGCGAGATCCACGATGACGGCTGCCTGATCGGCGGGCACACCGTTGCTCGCGATAGATCGCCGCAGCTGACGGCGCGCTGCTTCATCAAACGCGCTCATGCTGCGAGCCTCCCGGGCAGGCCGCAGCCGACAAAGAGACAAACCCGGGTTTCGGGGTCGTCGGCCGAGCGGTCACAAACTCCGCAGAAGGCGACGCGCTGCGGGGGGGGGTCTGCTCCGCGCGCTGGCAGGCGGTGCAAAGGGTGCGATCGCCGGGCACCCAGGCACAAGGGCCGCCGAAGCCCCTGCAGGCATCATGCTCGGTGCAGCCGCAGCCGCGGCAAATCTGCGGCGCCTCAATATGCTCGAAGGCCAGCCCGGGCCCGACCATCTTGGCGAGCGCGAGCTGGGAATAGACGAAGGGATCGAAGCGGAAGGCGGCCAGAAAGACGGACATTTGATGCGTGGTCAGCACCGTCGTATCTGCCTCGATCGCGGTCAGGCAGGCGCGCAGCAGGCGCAGATCCCACAGGCTGACCGAGCGCTGCGCATAGTCCGATTGGACCATGCGCTCTGCCGCCTCGCCGATGGTGAGGCCGGCGGCCTCGCGGCGCATGCGCAGATAGGCGCCCGGCTGGAGCAGCGGCGCCATCAGCGCGGGCTCTCGGCGGCGGCGATCGCCGCGGCGAGCTTGGCCTTGGCCTCGGTGACGATAGGCGCATCCTCGACCTGGGCGAGGACGTCCTGGGCGGCGCGAGCGGCATCGAGCAGATCGGGCGCGGCGGCGAAGAGATCGGGACCGTGCGCGCCGAAGTAGCCGGTGAAATGAACGAAGCGCCCCCGGCCGGTGTAGATTTCGCTCTCGACGGTCGCGCTGCCATCGCTGCCGCCGCGGCGCACCTTGAGCGCGGCCGCGGGCGTAGCTGCCGCATCGGTGGCAGCCTCGGCCATTTCCTCGGGAGTGGGCAGCGCTTCGCTGCAGGTGCCGGCGGCGAGGCTGAGGAAGACGTGATAGTTGAAGGGGAAGACTTGCAGGTCGCGCAGGCACCGGACCAGATGGCCGTAATCGCCGGGCGTGTCGGATTCCATGGCGTGCAGATCGCGGCGCGTCCGTGGCCGATCGGCGGTCTTCGGCGAGAGCGCACGCACGGCAGAGTCGAAGGTGACGCCCGCGTTCAGGCGGCATTTGCGCATGAACGCGCCCGGCGTCATGCGGGTGGTGCTGGGCACGGCAGGCGGGAAGCTCATGGCGTTCATGGCGATTTCCTCGGGCAGCAGAAAACCGCTCCCGGAAGCGCGTCGGCGCCGGGGCGGCTGGGTCATCGATTGGGTTGGGGTTTCAGCGCGTGGCGGGGCGGATCAGGGCGGCTGGTGCTCCGGATCGACGCCGGCAAGCGCGAGGCGCGCGGCCGAGAGCTTGAGGATCGCTTCCTCAACTTCGTGCAGCGCCTTGGCGCGGGCGCCGGCGGGCGCACCAGGCTGCGAGGCGAGCGCGATGGCGACCTCGGCCTCGGCGCATTCGTGGATCAGGTCGGGAAGCAAGGCGCCCAGCGCGATCGTCTGAGCGAAGCGCGCGGCGCCGGCGGCGTCGATCGCCGCGGAATAGTATTCGTAGATCGGCAGGCCCTGGCCGCCATGATCCACATAGGCGAGATCGAGCGCGATCGCCGCCTTGGTCGGGATCTCGCCGTCGGCGTCGGTGTCGCCCCATTTGCGCACGGTGCGCTCCTGGTAGCCGGTGATCTTGCCCATCTGCGGCCAGCCCTGGGGAAGGTGGCCAGCGATGCGGGCGAGAGCCGTGTCGATGGTGAGGGGCGCGCGCAGCTTGGTCATGCCGTCACGTCCTTCGCCAGAAGCTGGTCACAGCGTCGAAGAAGGTCCGCCCGCGATGCATCGAAGCGGGTCTTGAGCCGGTCGTGCAGCGCCTGCGTGCGTTCGAGCATGGCCTGGACCAGAGCGATATCTGCTGAACCCAGGCGCGCCATGACCCGGCGCAAGCGCTCGCACTCCGAATCCAGAGCCGAGATCGTGTCCGCGGTTTCCTGCAGATCGAGCGTGACGAAGGGTTTGCGTCGAGCCTTGCTCATAGTGCCGACTCTCGGCGGCGTGCAGAAAAGGTGCCGGCCCCGCGGCGGGGGGTCAATCTCACGCGGTTCGCCCGGGGGCGCGGCCACGCCTCGCCTGGTGCACGCCCGCCGGCTGGCGCAGTCGGAGAAAGGACCCGCGCCGCGGTGACGCGCGGCGCGGGCAGTGATCCAGCCCGGGTCGTCGCGGGACCAGCTGGAATGGGGGCAAAAGCGAGCGCCGATTGCCGGAGACGGCTTGCGGGCGCGCTGATAGCCACGCGGTCCATGAGAGTAATCATGCGCGCCAGCCCTCCGCCCCGAGCGCCGTTGCCAGCGCCCGAGGCTTCGGCCATCCTGTGGTTGTCGAGACCTACAGGAAGAGCAGCATGGACAATATCGAAGACGGGCTGCGCCTCGTGATGCTCCAGCACGTCATGAGCTTTCTTTGGTCGAACGTGATTGCGCAGGGACGGAGCGGCGAGGCAGCACTTGCTGAAGCGCGGCGCGTAGCCGAAGCCAGCTTGGCCAGCATTGCCCGCGTGGGTGGGGAGCACGGGGATATCAGCCATCGTCTCGTCCAGATCGAGGCAGACTTCTGGGAGTCCGTGATGGAGCGCGTTCGCGCGATGACGTCAGACCGTGCCTGAGAGTCTCTATTTCCTTCGGCCCGGCACAGTCACCGCCATTGATGGGCCGCTGCTGCATCCGAACCAGCGCCTCGATCGCGATATCGAAAATCCGCTTTTCCTGCTCCGGGGTGAAGGGCGCGCTCATGACTGATGCCTTTCGGCCGCGGATGCGCCGCCAGCGCCGTCAAGCATCGACGCTGGCGGCGAACCGGCGCCCTGTGCGCCGGATTCGAGAGGGTAGATGTCGGGGCGGATTTCGCCCCGAGGAATACCGGTCAGGCTTTCAGCTCGCAGGACGTGCTCGGCCGGGAGTTCCAGCCATCGCGATACGGTCGGCTGCGAGACGCCAAATCTTGCCGCCGCGGCGACTTGGCCGCCGAGCGCCTTCACGACGTCGCGCAGCGCTTTGCGATTCGGGGTGTCCTGTGACATGCCGCATACTGATATGCGAAAATGCATATACGTCAACGGTAAAGTTGGGTGAACGCATATACATTTTTGCATATCGGTGAACAAATGGAGATCGTTCCCGAAAATCTAGATACAGCGATGCGCCGGGCGGGCGTCAATCAGTCCGAGCTGGCCGATCGCGTCGGGGTGACACAGCCCTCGATCGGGAGGCTATTGAGTGGCGAAACCAAGACAAGCCGGGTTATCGTCCTGATTGCCGAAGCGCTTCAGACTACGGTTGATTTCCTTACTGGTCGATCCAGCGAAGTGGCGCCTCCACCTGCACTCATCGGCAATGACCCTGAGATCGACGCTAGCGTCGATGTAGAAATTCTGGAAATTGACCTCGCCTACGGAATGGGCGGCGGCATCTTTGTGAACGACGGCGCGGTGCGCGAGAATACCCTTACCTTCTCACGAAGCTGGTTGCGTAACTTCTCCAACGCTCCACCGGATTACCTGTTCTTCTGCCGCGGAGCCGGCGATTCGATGACGCCGACGATCCACGACAACGATATCGTGCTGATCGACCGCAGCCAGAACACGGTACGCATGCGCGACCAGATCTGGGCGGTGACCATCGGTGATTTCGGGATGATCAAGCGTCTTCGGCCGCAGGCTGATGGAACCGTACTCATCCTGTCCGACAATCCAAATGTACCGCCGGACACGGCCAGCGACGGCGAGATGTTTATCATCGGCCGCGTCGTAGCGATCGTGCGCAAGGTCTGAGGGGCCGACATTGTCGCGCCCGCTCTCTTCGATGTCCCTGGCCGTTGTCGGAGCACAGTTCGACAACAAGCGAGGCCCCACCCGGATATTCGAGATCAACCTATGCAGGCCCGGCGAGCCGATCGAGCTCCGGCCGGAGCCGTCGAACCCGGCGGATCCTCGAGCGGTCGCCGTCTACAGCTGCAGGGGCGTGCAAATGGGCTATCTCAGCGCCGAGCGCTGTGGCCGGATCGGCGCGCTGATCTGCGAGGGGCGCGAGCTGCAGGCCGTGTTCCAGGAGCAAACGCACTATGGTGCGGTGATCAGGGTCGCCTTCGATGGTGAGGTCCCGGCGGTCTCGCTGGAAGACAAACCGCGCCCGGCCATTCGCACAGGCAGACAGCGGCTGGAGCCTGATTTCTATCCGGACGAGGTGTGGCCTGATGATTGATCGATTTGCCCGCCTTGGCGCCGCCGGAGTCCTGATGATCTCGATCGCCGGCTGTGGACCTTCGACCGAGGATGCCGAGCAAATGCTGGCTTCGATGAAGCCGCAATGGCGGAAGCTTGATGATGGTAGCCTTTTCGCATCGGTTGCCGTGTCTGAACGGAGGTACTCGGCAGCCGTCAGATGTTGGATCGAGACGAAGGATTACCTTTGTTTGGATGCTGGCTCTTACGAGAACACGGGTATCACTCAAGTTGACATCGAACGGCGACCAGATTTGCCCACGCTGTTGTATGGCGGGCCCGCCCAAAAATCGGGATACAGCTGTGGCAGCTATTCGGGCTATCAGGAAGAAATCAGCCGTGATGGAAACACGCTGATCTCCAACACGGTTGACGGTGAAACGCCGCGATGGAGCCGGCGCTTCGTCGCGAAATATATGGCGGCCAATGGCGTGAAGGGGATTAGCTGGTATCGGTGCCTGGAGATCCTCCAGGCGATCAAACAGGGCAGTTTCGAGACGCTCACCACGACTTCGATAACAAAGCCGATGATCACCGAGGGCTTAGAAAAATAGTCAGGGCCAGATGCTGCGCCCGTTTCCGATCCCGTTTGCGTCCATTAATTGTGCCTGATATTTAGGCAAAGTCCTGCTATGTTCTGCCGATGGACGGGGAACGGGGCCCGGTCGGGGAGCCGCCCCGGCTGCGACCAGACATGGCAAGCCTGCGATTGCTCGTGCTCAACTTCGTGCGCGGGTACATCGGCCATTGGAACGACAGCCCGAGCTATGGCGAGATCGCCGAGGCGCTCGGCACCAATCGCGAGCGCATCCGGCAGGCGGTGCGCAGCCTAGTCGAGGACGAGCTGCTGCTGCGCACGCCAGGCCCGCGCGGGCTGGCGCTGCCATCCGACCGCGATCATGCGATCCGGGTGCTACATGCGCTGGGTTACACGGTCTTTCCCAGCGGTCAGATCTTGCCGATGCCGCCGCTGACAAATCCTACCCTGCCGATGATCCCGATGCTCGATTACCTCCCGACCCGCGACAGCGGAGGCGAGAATGGCGAAGGCAGGACGGCGAAAGAAAGGGATGACGGCGGTCGAGGCGGCAATCGTCGCGCAGCGGGCGCTCGCCGATAGCGCCTGGCGGGCGCGCCATCCCGCGAAAGCCAAGGACGAGCGCGCGCTGCGCAAGGGCATGGATCTGCGGCAGCGCGAATGGGGCCATAAGGCGCATGGCACGATCGCGACGCATGCGCATGCCAGCGCGATCCGGCATGGCGCGCTGGCGCGGCTCTATCAGAGCGGGGCGCTCAGCGCCGACCAACTGGCCTGGGCGCTGGAGATCGCCGAAGAATTCGAGCGGATCGGCGCCGAGGTCTCGGTGCGCACGGCGAGCCTGGAGACGCGGATCGACCGCAGCCGCGTCGGCGATGCGCAGATTCTCGAAAGCCTCGGCCGGGTGCGGCGCTCGGTAGCCTATTCGCGCTGGCGGGCGCAGCTGCCGCGGATCTGCAGGCGGACCTCGCCGGCCGCAGTGCTGGAGATGATCGTGCACGACGTCGGCATCGTCGAAGCGGCAGCGCGCTTCGGCATGCATCACCGCACCGCTCGCCGCGTGCTGCTCGAGGCGATCGATCTTTGGCCGACTACGCTGGAGGCCGCATTCCGGGATGTCGACGATCGCGATCTGGTGCTGGTGGAGCGCCGGCTGCACTAAAATCGCATCCTGACAAATTCTACACTGCCGAAACGGCCACCGATCGGCCAAATCGACAGCGGCGACAGGTCCGCCTCCCTCGCAGTCGACCCGTCTGAAGCCCGCGTTGCCGCTCCGGCAGCGCGGGCTTTTTGTTGGAGCATCGATCATGGTTCGACCCAATACACAGCCCCGCGCGGTCAGCCTCGCGACGCTGCTCGATCGCGAGGTCGATGCGCTCGATCAGCTGGTCGGTGCGGTGCGCCATGGGATCTGCGGCGCGCGGCAGTTCGACGAGTTCGAAGAGCAGGCGCAGAGGATCGCGCGCAACCTGGTTGGCGCGTTTCGCTCAGCCGCGGATGCTCGCCGGTGATCAACATTGAGGAGGCACGCCGCTGCGCCAGCCAAGGCGCGGTAATCACCGTCAGCCCCAGCTGGCTCGCGCAGGCCGTCCGCGAGATCGAGGCTGGTCGCAAGGCCCGGCTCAAATACGTCCGCATGCAGAAGGAGCGCCGCGATGCTCGCAGACCTCGAAGCCGATAGCCGCGAGGTTGCGCCGCTGCGCGCGGTGCTCGAGCTCGCCGGCAGATCCGCCCAGTTGGTGCAGCACGAAGCTCGGGCCTGGGCGTCCGGCCGCTTCCGCGGCAACCGACACCTGGTTGCCATGACATTCCGCGGGCGGCCGGCGATCGAAGCCGCGACGTCGTTCATGGCGATCCTGCCCAGCCATCGCTTTGCGTTGAATGGCCTGTCGGTGATCGAGGCGTGCATTGCCTATTCTCGCTTCACTCCCAATCCGCCGAGCGAGATGCTGGTGATCGCGGACCTACTCGTCCTGGACGACTGATGCCGACGCAGCCACCGGCGTTCCGCGCGCCTGGTGCCCGGGCACACAAGCCCTGGCAGGCCCAGGCAGCGTTCGTCGACAAGCGCAAGCGCGGCCGTGCCGGGATGCGTGAGCGGGCCGCGGTGTTGCTCGAGGAGCCGTTCTGCCGCATGTGTCTGAAACAGGGCCGCGAGGTCCGGTCAGAGCAGGTCGACCACGTCAAGCCGCTCGCATGGGGCGGCACGGACGCGAGGTCGAACAAGCAGGCGCTCTGCAGGCCGTGCCATGAGGCGAAGTCGAAGGCCGAGCGCGCCGCCGGCGGCTGATCTCCCGCCGGCCGCTGCGCGGGCGGAACGGACCAGGAACACCCCGGGGGGTGGGGTCGAAGCTCGGGCGATCGATCGCCGGACACCGACCGCCAGGAAAATTTTCGGGCGGGCATATTCAAAGGTAAAAAGTTGCAGCCCTCCGGGGCCGCCGGGGAGGGCCGATGTCGCGAGGTGGACCGCGCCCCGGCGCTGGCCGGCGCCCCAAATCGCCGGCGTTGAAAGCCCTCGCCGGCACCGACCGCGCCGATCGCGAGGTGGCGATCGCCGACACCACCGGCAGCGCGCCGATGATCGCTCCGCTTCATCTCAGCGACCTGGCGCAGCTGCACTTCCGCTCGATCGCTTCGATGCTGGAGGCGGAAAAGCGCTCCAATCCGCACCATTCCGAGCATGTCGCTCTCCTCGCACTCCGTCTCGAGCAAATCCAGCGCTACCAGGCCGTGCTGGAGATGGAGGGTGACACCTTCACGTCGGAGTCCGCCAGGAAGGTGGGCGGCCTCACGGTCGTAACCCGCATGGTCCGCGCCCGGCCCGAAGTCGCCATGCTGTCGGAAGCCATGCGCCATGCGCAGTCGCTGATCAGCGAGCTCATGCTCAACCCGGCCGCGGCCCTCCGCATCGCCGAAGGCCACAAGCCCGCCGAGGGCGCGTTTGATGATTTCTAGCCGGTGGAGCAGCGAGATTACGCCGCGATCGCCCGCAGCTACGCGGCCGACGTCGGCCGCGGCAAGATCCCGGCGTGCAAATCGATCCGTCTGCAGTGCACGAGGTTCCTCGACGAGCTGAAGGCGCAGCGGGGGAAAGACTTCCCCCACCGCTTTGATCCGGAGAAGGCGGCCCGGGTCTGCAGATTCATCGAGCGGCTGCCGCACTCGAAAGGCAAGTGGGCTCGCTCGAAGGAGACCATCCGCCTCGAGCCGTGGCAGATCTGGATCCTCGCTTGCACCTTCGGGTGGCTGCGCAAGGCCGACGGGCTGCGCCGCTTCCGCGTCCTGTTCGTGGTGGTGCCGCGCAAGAACGGCAAGTCGGCGCTCTCGGCCGGCATCGGCCTCTACATGCTCTGCGCCGACGGCGAGTTCGGCGCCGAGGTCTATTCGGGGGCCACCAACGAGAAGCAGGCCTGGGAGGTTTTCCAGCCAGCCCGGTTGATGGCGAACCGGACGCCGGCGCTGCTCCGCAAGTTCGGGGTCGAGGTCAACGCCAAGTCGCTGGTGCGGGTCGGCGACAACAGCAAGTTCGAGACGATCGTCGGGGATCCGGGCGATGGGCAATCGCCCAGCTGCGCGATCCACGACGAATATCACGAGCACGCCGACGACAGCCAGGTCGACACGATGCAAACCGGCATGGGCGCCCGCGATCAGCCCCTGCAGGTCCTAATCACCACCGCCGGCGATAATCTCGCCGGCCCCTGCTACACCGCGATCCAGGACGAGCGGAAGAAGCTCGCCGGCATCGGCCACAACGGCGGGCCGCCGCTCGACGACCAGACCTTCTTCGTCGAATACACGATCGACGACGACGACGACTGGAAGTCGGAGGCGTCGCTCCGCAAGGCCAATCCGAATTACGATATCTCGGTCTCGGCCGACTTCCTGAAGGCTCGCCAGCGCGACGCGATCGCCACGCCGCGCAAGGCCGGCGTCTTCAAGACGAAGCATCTCAACCTGTGGGTCGCGGCCAAGGCGGCCTATTTCGATATCGAAGCCTGGCGCCGATGCCGCGACCCCAATATCCCGATCCGTGCGGTGGACGCGATCTTGCTCGAGCACTTGCTCGGCCGCCGCTGCGTCGCCAGCCTCGATCTCGCCTCGAAGGTCGATATCGCCGCGCTGGAGCTACTGTTCTTCCCGATCGGCGCGAAACCGACGATCGACGATCCCTATATCCGGATCGGCTTCTACTTCCTTCCGTCGGAGACCGTGCTCAACGTCCCAGCCTACCAGGCCTGGGACGCTCAGGGCCTGCTCAACGTCACCGACGGCAACATCATCGACTATGACGAGATCCTGGAAGTGCTGCGCCAGGTGCGCGATTCCTTCCAGCTCGAGCAGGTCGCCTACGACCCCCATCAGGCCACCTACATGGTGACGACGATGGCCAAGGAAGGCTTCCCGGTCGTCGAGTACCGGCCGATCGTCATCAACTTCAGCGAGCCGATGAAGGAGCTCGATGCGCTCACCCGGGCGCAAACCATCGCCCACGGCGGCTGCCCGGTGATGGAGTGGGAAGTCAGCAACGTCGTCGCCCAGCTCGACGCCAAGGACAACGTCTATCCGCGCAAGCCGCGGGTCGAAGCGAAGATCGACAACCCGGTGGCGCTGATCGCGGCGCTGGGCGTGGCCATGGCCAAGGAGGAAGAACCGATGGCGACTTCCCCGTGGGATGATCCGAGCTTCAGCCTAACCGGGGATGCGGCTGCCTGATGTCGCCCGACGATTACAAGCGGCAGTCGGCCGAGCGCCGGGCCGAGCGCCAATCGATGGGCCACAATGGCGGCCCGCCCCTCGACGATTCTGAGACGCGCGCGAGCAACCCGTTCGAAAGCCCGTTGGTTTCGATCAGCGCCAATACCGAGGATTTTCTCGCGTTCTTCGGCCTGCTCGACAGCCGCGGCTTGATGCCGACCGTGACGATCGAGGCCGCGCTGATGGTGCCGGCGGTGCTCGACGCGGTCGGCTTCCTCTCGCGCACCCTCGCGAGCTTGCCGCTCCATGCCTACCGCACCGGCAACGCCGGCGACAAGCTCGATGGCGACCTCGCCATGTTGCTCAATGAGGCGCCCAACGCCGAGTGGAGCAGCTTCTCCTGGCGCGCCTATCACTGGCAGCAGGTTTTCACCGGCGGCCGCGGGATGAGCTGGATCGAGCGCGACGGCATCAAGCCGGTCGGGATCTGGCCCATGGATCCGACGATGACCACGGTGCATCGCCAGGGTGGCCGCCGCTTCTATCGCTTCCTTGGTCAGGAATATCCGGCCAGCGACGTGATCGACGTGCCGTTCATGCTGCGCGTCGACCAGCTCGGCGTCTACAGCCCGATCTACATGGGGCGAAAGGCGATCGCGCTGGCGATCGCCATGAACGATTTCGCCGGCAGCTTCTTCTCGAGCGGCGGCGTCCCGCCCATGTCCCTCGAGGGCCCGATGCCGCAGGGTATCGAGTCCTTCAAGCGCGCCCAGGCTGATATCCAGCGCGCGATCGACATGGCCAAGAAGGCGGGGATGCCGTTCTTCGGCATGCCGCCGGGCCACTCGCTGAAGCCGGTCGGCATCGATCCGTCCAAGGGCCAGATGACCGAGGCGCGGCTGTTCCAGATCCAGGAGATCGGCCGCGTCTACGGGCTTCCACCGGTCTTCCTGCAGGATCTGTCGAAAGGCACCTTCGCTAACACCGAGCAGCAGGATCTGCAGCTGGTGAAACACAATATCGGCCAGTGGGCGAAAGCCTTCGAGGACGAGCTCAATCTCAAGCTGTTCGGCCAACGCCGCCGCGCCCGCGCGGTGAAGCATAACCTCGACGGCCTGCAACGCGGTGACTTCCTCAGCCGCATCAACGGGCTCGGCCGAGCGATCCAGACCGCCCAGATGACCCCGAACGAAGCGCGCGCGCTCGAGGAGCGGCCGCCGCTTCCCAACGGTGACAAACTCTACGTCCAGGGCGCCACCGTTCCGCTCGGAACGGTCCTCACCGGCGCCGCAGCAAAAGCTGCAGGCGAAGACGCTGCCGATGCCGGGGCCAACGACAACCAGAAGGAGCCTGCCGATGCCGGCACCGAAGACTGACGGCCGCGAGGCGCGTGCGATCACGCGCGGACTCGAGATCCGCACTGCCGCGGCCGATGGCTCCGGCCGCACTGCCGCCGGCTACGCGGCGCTGTTCAATGTCGAGACCGACATTGGAGGATGGTGGATCGAAACGATCGCGCCGGGCGCTTTCACCCGCTCGCTGCAGGGGGACGATGTCGTCGCGCTGCACAGCCACGATAGCGGCCGCGTCATGGGCCGCACCGGCGCCGGCACCTTGTCGCTTCGCGAGGATGCCACCGGACTCGCCTTCGAAAACCAGCTGCCGCCGACCACCGATGGCAACGACCTCGCGATCCAGATCGATCGGGGCGATATCGCGGGCATGTCCTTCGGCTTCGTCACCCGCAAGCAGGAATGGGACGAGACCGTAGATCCGCCCCACCGGACCATCATCGAGGCGGATCTGATCGAGATCACCTACACCGCTTTTCCGGCCTACCCCGACACGTCCGTGGGCATGCGCTCACTCGAGCATGCCCGCGAGGAGCGCCGCGGCCACAACCGCGCCGCGGCGCGCTCGCGCATCGCCGCCCGACGCGCGCGCCTCGCCCAGGCCGAACGCCGGATCTGACCTTCACCCGGCGCACGCCGGAGGCTGCGGGGCTTTTCCCGCGCTCACAGCCCGCCGCCGGCGGGCTTTTTCATGCCCAGGAGATTCCCTGATGCCCACCCTGACCGAACTGCATGAGAAGCGCGGGACGCTGGTGACCACCGCCCGCGCCGCCCTCGACGAGATCACCGCCAACACCGACGACAGCCGCGCCGCCGAGCTGGAGGCGCGCCACGATGCGATCATGGTCGATCTCGACAAGCTCGACGCCAACATCAAGCGCGAGGAGCGCCTGGCCGAAGTCGAGGCTCAGCTCGACGAGCGCCGCGAACGCCGCCGCCCGAAGGGTCAGGACGGCTCCGCCGGCGGCCAGGACGGGGGCGAGGAAGAGCGCACCCAGGAGCAGGCGCAGACCGAATACCGCGGTGCCTTCAACGCCTGGCTGCGCAGCGGCTGCGATGTCGGCGACATGACCAGCGAGCAGCGCACTCTGCTCCGCCGCGGCCACCAGGAACTGCGCGTCCAGGTCGCCGGGACCGCCGCCTCCGGCGGCTACACCGTGCCGATCACCCTCGCCAACGAGATCGTCTCGACGATGAAGGACTGGGGCCCGATGTACGACGGCACCATCGTCCAGGAGATCCTCACAGGTTCGGGCAACGAGTTCGACATCCCGACCAACGATGACACCGGCAACTCGGCCTCGGCGCTCAACGAGGGCGCCGACCTGACCGACGACAACAGCGGCGACGCCGTGTTCGGCAAGACGCGGCTCGACGCCTATGTCGATGCCACGCCCTGGGTGAAGATCAGCTTCGAGCTGATGCAGGACTCGATTTTCAATCTCGAGAGTTTCCTATCCGACGCGCTCGGCCAGCGCCTCGGCCGCCGCGCCAACGCCCGGCTGACCGTCGGCAGCGGCGCCAGCCAGCCCAACGGCATCGTCACCGCGGCCGCCGCCGGCGTCAACGCCGCGAGCGCCACCGCGATCGCTGCCGATGAGGTGATCAACCTGCAGCATTCGGTCAACCAGGCCTATCGCCGCAGCCCGAAGTGCCGCTGGATGTTCGCCGACACCACGCTGCTCGCGCTGCGCAAGCTGAAGGACGGGATGGGCAATTACCTGTGGCAGATGGGCGATATCCGCGTCGGCGCGCCGGACATCCTCCTGCAGAAGCCCTATTCGATCAACGACGACGTGCCGGCGATAGCCACCGGCAACAAGACGATCCTGTTCGGCGATTTCAGCCGGTATTGGGTCCGCAAGGTCGGCTCGCCGATCATCGGCACCGTGCGCGAGCGCTTCTGGCCGAAGGTCGGCCTGGCCGGCCTCATCCGCTACGACGGCGAGCTCGTCGACCTCGCGGCGATCAAGGCGCTCAAGCAGGCCTGATCGCCGCCGCCTCCATCGCGAACCCGGGCGGGGCATGTGCCCCGCCCGGCTCTTTTCCGAGCGCCGTCCGCGCGGCGTTCCGAAAAGCGATTCCGCATCCACGAAAGGATCCACCGATGCCGACCATCACCATGAAGCTGAAGACCTCGCTCGCCGGGCCCAACGTCTCGCTGCATCGTGGCGACGAGTATGCTTTCGACGTGGCCGAGGCGCTGCGTCTCGGCCGCGCTGGTTTCGCCGGCCCGACGACCGCCTCGAAGAAGGACTACGAGGACGCCCTCGCCGAGGACGACAAGGCCATCGCCACCGCCGAGGCCGCGGCCGCGAAGGCGTCCGAACCCAAGGCCTGATCGCACGCGCCATGTGGCTCCCCGCTGAAACCACCGTTGCGCCGACGGGCAGCTGGATCTCGCGCGATGCCGCGAAGATCTATCTGCGCGCCGACGGCGACGAGACCGAGGACGATGTGATCGACGATCTCATCGCCACGGCCGCCGACCATGTCGAGCGCTACACGGGGACGCGGTTGTTCCGGCAGATGGTCAAGCTGCGCGCCGGCAGCTTCGACGACCTGGCCACGCTGCCGATCGGCCCGGTCGTCGAGGTCAGCGCTGTCGAATACCTCTCCGCGGTCGATGGCTCGGTCACAGCCTGGGGCGGTTGGGAGGCGTTCGGCGCGGGGCTGGCGCAGGGCATTCGGCCCGCGTTCGGCGCCAGCTGGCCCTCGATCCGCCCGGTCGACGATGCGATCCGCGTGACGCTGTCGGTCGGCTATGCCGCCGATGGCGAGGATCTCGCCGCGATTCCGCCGGCGTTGCGCCGCGCCTGCTATCTGCTGCTGGGCGACTATTACATGAACCGCGAGGACACGATCGCCGAGCGCAGCGTCGTGCCGGCGACCATGCCCAACGGCGTCGATACGCTGCTGGCAAATCTGCGGATCTACGGGTGAGGGCCGGCAAGTACCGCGACCGGGTGACGATCCGGCGCGAGATCCGGGTCCGCGCGGCCAATGGCGATTACGACACGACCTGGTCGACGATCGCGACCGGCGCCGCCCAGGTAGAAGGGCTGGGCGGCCGCGAGAGCCTGATCGGCCAGGCCCTGCAGTCGATCTCGATCTTCCGCATCACCATGCGGTACCGCGCCGGCGTGCTGGCGCGCGACCAGGTCGTCCTGCCCGATGGGCGCGAGCTCAACATCCGCTCGGCCGAAGATGCCGACGGCCAGCGCAAGGACCTGGTGATCGTCGCCGACACCGGCTCCGTCCTGGGCGAGGGCCGACCATGATCCCGGGGCTGGCCGAAGGGATCGCGCTCCTCGACGCGCTGGAACCCGAAGCGCGCGCCCAGCTGGAGCTCGATCTGGAATGGCTCGCCGATGAGACGCTGGCCATCCAGCAGTCGCTTTCGCCGTTCCGCACCGGCAATCTCTACCGCAACCTCACCAAGGACCTCGCGCTCGAGCAGCTGCGCATCGCGGTCGGCTATCCCCAGCTGAAGGGCGGCCGCAGCCCCCTGTTCTACGCGATCGTCGCCGAATTCGGCCGCCGTGCCGGCCAGAAGCTGGTCACCGTGCGCCGGCGCGGCGCGCGCAACAAGAAGAAGCCTGGCGCCACCTTCACCCGCCTGCAGCGCTGGACCGCGCTCGCCGGCCGCCATTTCGTCCATGTCGAGGACCGCATCGCGACCCTCGCCGACAATCTCCTCGATCATTTCTGGGACGACGTGCTCGCCCGGGCCGGAGCCAGCAAATGAGCGCAGTCGATCTGCAGACCCCGGCATCCGCCGCGATCTTCGCCGCACTCGTCGACATGGAGACCGACCCGACCATGCCCGCCGGCACCGGCGTCTATACCCAGGTGCCCGAGGATACGGTGCCGCCGATGGTCGTGATCGATGCGATCGGTAGCAAGGCCTATAAGCCCGGCGCGACCTATCAGCTCGATCGCATCACCGTCGGTATCCGCACCGAGATCCGCAGCGGCCGCCGCAGCGACATCGTCGCGCTCCAGCATGGTGTCCGCACCCGCCTCGATGGTCAGACCCTCGAGGCCGACGGCGTCGCCTTCGGTGAGATCACCTTCCTCCAGTCCGAGACCAGCGGCGCCATCGAGGATGGCGTGACCTACCTCGGGCTGAGCCTCTTCGAATTCCTCGCACAACCCGCCTGAAGGAGGCAAACCTATGACTTTCACCGTCCAACTCGGCTCCGATTACCGGCTCAAGGCAGGTGACGGGGCCTCTGGTACCGAAGGCTTCGCCACCGTCGGCGGCGAGGGTACCCTCGCCATCAACGGCACGTCGAAGTCGATCGATGCTTCGTCGAAGGACGACACCAACACCGATGCCACGGCCCAGGGCAAGAGCGCCACGTCGATCGATATCGCCGGCGTGGTCAAGACGCCCGACCCGGGCCTCGCCGCGATCGACGGCGCGTACAAGTCGCGCCTCCCGATCGACATCGAGGTGGTGAAGGCATCGACGGTGAAATACGCGGCCAGCGTCTTCGTCGGCAACCGCAAGCTCAGCCTCGATAACAACGATGCGGTCAAATACAGCTACACGCTGACGCTCGCCGGTGATCCCACCGTCGACAGCTTCATCGCCGCCTCGTGACCGCGCTGGCCAACGCCGCGCGGGGTGAGCACAGCCTCACCCTCGCCGGCATCCCCTATCGCCTGCGCCCCAGCTTCACCGCCGCGCAGGCGATCGAGGCCGAGCTGGGCGAATCGCTCACCGCTCTCGCGCGCCGCGCCAATGCCATGGGCCTCAATTACACCGAGCTCGGCATCATCGTCGCCGAATGCATCCGCGCCGGCGCCGACGAGGACGATCGCCTGACCCGCAAGGTCAGCGCCGAGCGCATCGCCGAGCTGATCTACGAGGAGGGCGCGGCGCCCGTCTTCGGCGTGCTCACCGTGCTCCTGGCCGACGCGGTGCTGGGCGGGCGCACCCTGTCGGGGGAAGCCAAGGCGTCGGCGGCCGGGACAGCGAACCGCTGACCTATCGTCGGCGCCTGATGGGCGTCGCCTGCGATGCTTTCGGATGGTCGCCCGAGCAGTTCTGGAAATCCACGCCCCACGAGTTCTGGGCGATGGTCGAGGCGCGCCGCAAGGCGACCGAGCAGCGATAGGGGAGGGGTGATTGGTCAAGCCGCTCGTCCTACCCGTCGATGCCACCACCGAGCCGCTCAAGCGCTCGCTCCGCGACGGCAAGGCCACCCTTGCCGATTTCGGCAAGGATGCTGAAGCTTCGCTCAAGGATCTGCGCGACAACTTCTCGCGCGAAGGTGCCAGTGCCGGCGCCGAGTTGGCGGCAGCCATGTCGAAGGGTCTCACCGCTAACCTTCGCACCATGAAGGCGCAGGCCCAGGCCGCGCTGGATATGGGCAAGGATTTCGACCCGCTCGGCGGGATGAGCTCGACATCGTCGCTCCAGGCTGCCGCCGCGCAAACCAAGCTGGCTGCGACCTACCGCGAGCGGGCCGACGCCGCGTCGCGCGCCACTGCGGCCGACGAGCAGCAGGCACTCGGCCTGAAGCAGCTCGCCGTCGCCATGGAGCTCGCCGCCCAGCGCGCCGATGTCGAGTCCGCGGCGCTGCGCACCCAAGCTCAGGTCTTCGCCGCACTCGAGGCGGAGATGGGTGAAACCGTCCCGGCCGCCGACGCAGTGGCGGGCGCCCATGGCCGCGTAGGCGCAAGCGGCATGCTGATGATGCACTCGATACGCTCGGCATCCGACAGCTTCGCTGCAGGACTGCCACTTTCGATGATCTTCGCCGAGCAGATGGGTCGGCTTGGCGAGGCCGCGGCGATGTCCGAGGGTGCCCTGGGCAGCGTCGGCGCGATCATGAGCGGCCCTTGGGGCATTGCGATCCTGGGCGGGATCTCGGTCCTCTCCGTCATCATCGGTAAGTCGGACCTCTTCACCAGCGAGCTCGATCAGAACAAGAAAGCACTCCAGGACGTGAAGCTCGCGAGCGACGGGCTGAAGGATGTCCAGTCGATCCTCGGCGAGGTTTTCGATCTCACCACCGGAAAGATCAAGCATCAGAGCGAGGCCCTGATGGAGCTGGCTCACGCTCAGCTGCTGGTCGCGAAAGCCAAGGCCGAAACCGACAAGGCGGAGGCGGCGAAGACGCTGAACGATCTGAAGGCGCCCCACACCGTCGTCGGTGGCGGCTTCGGCGGCGGGCTCTATCTTGGTCGTCAGCAGGGGCCGGAAGCGGATTTCATCACCAACTTCCAGGCCGGCAAATATGCCACCGGGAAGCCGGGCGACAAGAATTATGACTCCGGCGCAAATGCTACGATGGACGCGCTGGCGGCCCTTCAGAAGTCCGGCAAGATCAGCATGGAGACGTATCTGTCGGGAATCAGCGCGATTTCCAGCTACGATATGAATTCCGGCACGATCAAGCTTGCTGACGACGGTTTGGACTCCCTCAAGACTGGCAGCCTCGACCCATCTTTGCGCAATCCCAAGACGCCGCGAACCCGCCATCCCGCGGATCATTCATTCCAGGATGCCAACTCCTACGCGAAGGAGATGGACACCCTTGCCGATGAGCTCGCCAAGGCGAAGCGCGCCAACGTCACCGATGTCGAGCAGCTGGCCGCTCTCGACAAGGCCGAGGTCGACGCGGCTCTGAAGCGCCAGAAGGACACCATCGCCGCCGACGCCCACCAGCACAAGTGGACGGACGCGCAGAAGGATGCCGCAGACCAGGCCGCTGACGAAGTCGCTGCCGCAAAGAAAGAAGCGATCGATCGAAAGACGATCGCCGAGCTCGTAGCTCATTACGCTGAGATCGAGCGTGACACGCTGTCGGTTCAGAACGACCTATTACAGGCGCAGGGCCAGCTCGCTACCACCACGAAAGAGCGGCTCGCGATTGCTCTTCAGATCCTTGCAAACGAGAAAAAATCGTCGGTGATCGGCAACGATAGTGATCTTGCCACCGGCAAGATTGATGAGGGCCAGTACCAGCAGCGCGCTCTTGATATCAACAATAAGACTGCAGCGCAGGCCAAGGTCATCCAGCACCAGAATGCTGGCCCGCTCGACCAATTCGGTCAGCAGCTCCACCAAAATACCGACGACATGAATTCCTCGCTGCAGTCGGTCGAGGTTGATGGCTTGAAGGGCCTTGAGGACGGTTTGACCGGGCTGATCTCGGGCACCGAAAGCGTCGCCTCCGCCTTCAAGAAGATGGCGGCCAGCATCATCGCCGATCTCGCCCGCATCGCGATCGAGAAGGCGCTGGTGAGCTTTCTGGGGCTCTCGACCGGGGGCACCGTTGAAGGCCGGGCCACCGGCGGCCTGCTGGGTTTCGCCACCGGCGGCCTGCCAGGCTATGCCGATGGCGTTCGCCTGGCCAACGGCATGATCAAGGGGCCCGGTACTGGCACGTCCGACAGTGTCCTGGCGCTGGTCAACGGCCGGCGCCCGATCCGCGTCTCCAATGACGAGGGCATCGTCAACGCGCGCGCCGTGCGCAATTACTGGCCGCTCATCGATGCCATGAATAAGGGGACCTTCCCGCGCTTCGCCAGCGGCGGCGCGCTCGGTGACGTTCCCCAACTCGCCTATCCCAAGGCGCCCAGCGTGGAATCGTTGCGGACCGGCTCCGGCCAGGTGCTCACCTTCGATCTGCGCGGCGCCGTCGTCACCGAGCAGCTGCTCCGCCAGATGCAGGACATCGCCAATGCCAGCGCGGCGCGGATGGGCACGGCCGTGCTGGCCGCGGCGCCGGCGCTCAGCCAGAATGAGATCACGGAAACGGCCATGCAGCGGATCCCATCGTGACCGGCCCGATCGCGCTGCCCACCGTCCGCTCGGTGAAGGACGACAAGCCGCATCTGATCGATTGGGGCGGCCAGCTGCGGCCGCCGCTCGGGGGGCCGGTTCAGACCATCGATCGCCTCGGCACCCGCTTCGCGCTCGATGTCACCGTGCCGCTGCAGTACGCCGAGCCCGACGGCCGCATCTGGTCGGCGCGGCTGATGCAGGCCAAGCTCTACGGCGCGCTCTTCGCCTTCGGCCAGGACGGCCTCGATATTGGCGCGCCAGGCTCGCCGGTCGTCAATGGCGATACCTCCGGCGGGACCACGCTATATCTGCGCAGCGCCACGCCGGGCTACGTCTTCCGCGAGGGCCAGTTCTTGAGCCTGGTCCAGGGCCGGCGCTATCTGCACAACGTCACCGCTGACACGGTCGTCGCCGGCGACGGCACAGTGACGCTGCCGATCCTGCCGATGCTCCGGATCGGCTTCAGCGATGGCAATCTCGCCGAGGTCGCTGCGCCGAAGATCCAGGGCAGCCTCTCCGGCAACGACCTCTCCTGGTCGCGCCCCGACGGCGGCTGGTTCGACTTCGGCACGATAACCATCACCGAAGACGAATGATGTTGGCAGGTTTCCCGACCCGATAGGTTTGCTGTCGGCGCCGGAATCGATTCGAACGATCGGTGGCCGGAGTATCGGATCTCGCGCTCCACTCCGATCAACTAGCGCGTCCCGCCCTTACTTGTTCGGGTTCAGCTTTAGACCTGGCTCAGCAACGTTGCCGACAGCGACCGCCCCCTACCACAGCTAAAGAGGACTGCCATGTCCGAACTCACGCCTGCCCAGCAGACGGCGATGGCGGCCGACCGCATCATTCTGTTCGGTGCCGTCGAGATCAACCTGCCCGGCTATGACCTCTGCCTCTGCGACGGCAGCGCCGTGTTCAGCTTCGGCGGGAAGACCTTTCGCGGCCGCGATCCGATCTACGGCGTCCTCGATACGATCAAGGGCCTTAGCGACAAGAAGGACGAGCAGGCGCCAGCCTTCACGCTCGGCCTGATCCCCGCCGGCGATGCGGCGCTTTCGGACCTGGTCGATCCTGCGGTGCAGGGGTCCCAGGTGGTGATCAGCGTCGGCACGATCAACCCGGCCACCGGCCAGCCCACGCCCGACCCCTATGCGGTGCTCTACGGCGAGCTCGACGTGCCCACGGTGAAGTGGGGCGCGAACGATCGCCGCCTCGAATACCGCGGCGGCACCGTCGCCGATCGGCTGTTCAACATCGAGGAAGGCCGGCGTCTCAGCTCCGCCTTTCACACCAAGGTTTGGCCGGGCGAGCTAGGCATGGACTTCGTCACCGACATCGAGACCGTCGTCCCCTGGGGCGAAAGCTACACCACGTCCGGCCTCGAGGTTCGCAGCAACCTCACCGGCTACATCGAGACCTTCAACCGCACATGAGCGACCATGAACTGATCCGACGCGCGCGCGCGGCCCAGGCCACGCTCGACGCCTGGGAGAGGCGTGGCTGGCGTCTGGGCACCGCCGATTGCGTGCGCATGATCGCCAGCCACCTCAGGCGCCTCGGCTATCACGTCCGCCTCCCACCCGCCGGCGCTTATCGCACGGTCCGCGCCGCCGAGGATGCTCTCGATCGTCGCGGCTTCCGCCGCGTGACTGATGCGCTCGACGCGCTGGGCATGATCCGTATCCCGCCGGCGGCCGCGCTGGCAGCCGACATTATCGAGCTGCCATCGGACGACGCCGATCCGCGCCTGGTCAGCGACCGGCTGCCGACGCTCGCGATCGCGCTCGGGAACGGCCGCGTTTTCGGCTGGCATGACGATGCGCCCCAGGGCGCCGTCGTGATGCAGCCGCTGCAGATGGTTGCGGCCTGGCGGGTGACGCTGCGATGAAGGTCCTCAAGATCGCGGCGATCGTCGTCACCGCCGTATTTCTGGCGCCTGTCGCCGTTGGCGTCGCCGCGGGCGCGAGCATCGGCGCGGCGATCGGCGCAGTGGCGACGACGCTCGCCGGCGTCGTGGGCGCCTCGGTCGCCACCGGCCTGCTCGTCGCGGCGGCCGCGGTGGATCTGTCGATGATCGCCGGCGCGCTCCTGCCCAAGCCATCGGTGGGCGGCTCCCAGACCAAATGGAAAGCCGATCCTTACGCCGGCATCCCATATGTCATGGGTCGGACCCTGGTTGGCGGCAACATCGTTTACCGACGCGCCCACGGGTCGAACAACAAGTTCCAGACCTTCGTC